TCTTTAGATAATTTCGGAGAGGATATTATAGCTTGCCCAAGATTGGGAGAAATTTGCTATTGGGATAAAAGTAGCGGAACTTCTACTAGGTCAGTTCCTATATCTAGTTTAAGCGGTGCTTCTGGAACACCAGCAGAAGCATTACAGGTTCTTGTTTCAGAAAAGGACCGACATGTTATTGCATTAGGATGCACTCCTTATGGGGGCAGTAGCATAGACTATATGCAGGTTAGATGGTCAGATCAGGCAGATGCTGCTGACTGGACCCCTACAACAACTAATACAGCTGGAGACACAAGACTATCTTCAGGCTCTAAAATTATTTGCGGAATAAAAACACGTCAGGAAATAATTATCTGGACCGATACATCTATTTATAGCATGAGATTTGTTGGGCCTCCTTTTATTTTTGGGTTTGACATGGTTACTCAAGGAGTAAGCATTGCTTCTCCTAATGCGGCTATAAATGCCAATAATGCTGTCTACTTCATGGATAAGGATAACTTCTATATCTATAACGGAAGCATTCAGTCATTGCCCTGCACAGTTAGAGCCTATGTTTTTGAAGATATAAATGATAGGCAGGAATTTAAGATTTTTGCCGCTAGGAATGCTCAGTTTAATGAAATTATGTGGTTTTACTGTTCTTCTTCTTCAGATGAAATAGACCGTTATGTTATTTATAATTATTTAGAGAATAGCTGGTCAATAGGTCAGTTATCCAGAACAGCTTGGGACGATGCAGGAACGACTTCTGTAACGCCGTTAGCTACTTCCAGCAGCTATATTTATAACCACGAGGTAGGTTATGACGATGATGGTTCTGCAATGAGTGCTTATGTGGAATCTGCCGATTTTGATATAGATGACGGAAATAATTTTGCATTTGTCAGAAGAATTATTCCCGACATTTTATTCACAGGGTCATCAGGAAGCCCGACAGTTACCTATACCTTAAAAACTAGGTCATCTGGATCTGGAACTTTAGTTTCTGCGAGCACGGCAAGTGTTGGATCTACTACTCAGATAAGCAATGTTAGAGCCAGAGGAAGACAAATACGCGTAAGAGTTGAAAACAGTGATGCTGCTAATGGATGGAGACTAGGAGACGTAAGGCTTGATATACGTCAGGATGGAAGAAGATGAGCAATGAATCGGCCAGTTTTAGGATTCCTCTGGAAATACCTTCTAGGGATTATGACTATGAATATATGTCAAGGCTTATCAATCAATTGCGTTTAAACTTTGCAAACATAAATACGTCTAGGGAAACGAATGATCCTATAGAGGCTATGGAGTGGTTTATTTCGTAATGGCTAATAACTATATAAATACGATTACTTCTTTAAGTGCTACCACTTCAACGACTATATACACAGTTCCGTCTGCAACCACTGCAATAGTTAAAACTATTAGTGCTTACAATTCAAACGGATCTAATGCTGCTACTTTAACGATTCAGGTTACAGACGCTTCTGCCTCGGCAACTAAGACTTTTGATAAGGAATCTATAGCAGCAGAGACTAAGAAAGCGTTTTTACAAAATGGTGAGGTTCTTATTCTTGATGAAAGCGACATACTCAAGATGACAGCAGGAACAGCCAATTACTTTGATGTGTTCCTATCAACACTAGAGATATCGTGATGCCAAATATAAATAGATATAACTCTCCTATGCAGCCAATGGCTGAAAAACTTGCAAGTCGTGGTAGATATGGAGATTCCATGCTTGTTCATATGAACCCAATAGAGGTTCAGGGGCTTGCTTCTCTTTCTCCAACAGGATCTCTTACAAGAAACCCTGATACAGGACAACCAGAAGCCTTTTTGCCTCTGGCTCTTGGTCTTTTAGGTTCTGGTTTAGGCGGGGCAGGAATGTTGGGAGGTTTAGGCGCATTAGGTGCTGGCGCTATTGGATCTGGATTAGGATCTTTTATAGAGACAGGAGACCTTCAGGAAGGAATTAAATCAGGG